CCGCCATCCACAACCCCGCCACCCAAGGCCAAAGCAAAGCTGACCCCGAGGCGCTGATGCTCCGAACCGTTGTGAAGATCATCGGCTTCCACCATGGCGGCAAGGCTGTGGTGCGTTTCCCCAGCAACTTCCGCAGGATGCGCCCCGACCACCGCAAGAGCTTTCTAAGCCAGGCGATGAAAGACCTCAGAGCCGAATACGACCTCGCATGTGAACACGCACGGATAGCGGCCCAACACGAGGATTTCCGCAACGCAGAGGCTGTGAAGCATCGCGGCGAGCCTGAGACGGCGACAAGTTAAAACTGGGAGGCGGTCAGGATAGGCTGACGCTCCCGCACCCATAAACGCAAACCGCCGCCCCATTTCTGGAGCGGCGGCAGGCGTCAGGCTGAACCGGCTATCTATCGTTGGCAACCAGCTTCGGAACGAAGGGCTGCACCGGGCGGGCCTTGGCGGCATCTTTAGCCGCTTTGGCCTTGGCCTTCTCGCGGATGGCGCGCTGTTCGGCGCGTTCCTCGCGGATCTTCTGCTGGCGGCGCTCTTCGCGCCTGGCCGAAGCAAGGGCCTCGGCTACCAGTTTCGCCTCATGCTCCTTGCGGAGCCTGCGGGCGGTTGTCTCCAGCGACCAGATCGCCAAGGCGATCGAGAGGTCGAGGAGACCGCCAACCAGCCAGACGGCCCAATCAGGGGCCAGCGGGCGGTAGGCGTCCGAGGCATCGCTCAGGGCCATCACGGCGGCTGAGCGGTCAGCCTTGGCGGTATCGACTGCAAGCGCCAGCGGAGCGCGCTGGGCTTCCCAAGATGCGGTTTTCGCCGCGGTCGTCTTCGGGCAGAGGCAGTCGGGAAGAACGAGGGCCGGGAAGGCGTCGAGAGCGGCCTGCGCCTTCTCGAGCCGTCCGGTGGTCCGGCCAACCTCGAGCTGAAGCGGCTCGAGACCGGCATCAAAGGCATCCTTGTGGGGCGCTTCGATCGTCGTTCCGTAGAAGTTGTGGAAGCTGACGGCCTGCATTGCCATCGCAACCAGGAGAACCGGGATCACGCCGGCAGACGCCCATGAGCGTCCGAGTGCAATCACGGTGAAGGGAATAACCAGGGCCGTAGCACCAGCGCCAAAGGCGAGGGCAAAGCGGCTGATCTGGTCCATGTCGCTCTGAAGCCAGCCATAGACGCCAAGGGCGCCCATCGCGAAACTAAACAAGGCCAGAAAGACAAGGCCGGGTTTGAATCCGGCAGGGCGTGCATTAATGGATTTGGTCATTGGTGAGTTCCTGCTCATCAATCAGACCGAGCGGCATTGGCGTGCCGACCGATCCGGCAGGGGGCTTAGGCTCCCTGCTGTTGGGGGTGTGGTTCAACCTGCAATGTCAAATATCGGGGAAGTATTCACTTCCGTACTCGCAAGGTAAGCGAAGTATTCGGCTGTCAAAGTCGAAATACGTGAACGGTAAGCCCAAAATCCCTTTAAAATCGCAAAAGCTAATCACAAATTGTTACAAGGTTAGTCTGTGACGCCAAAGTACACAGCGAAGGCGGATGCCCAGAGGCGCGAGTATTTGAAAGCAAAGCCGCAGACGTTTTCTGCCTTTGGGTATGTTTACGTCTTGTCTGTCGGGTCGGTCTGCAAGGTCGGCTACTCTGTCGAGCCGTGGCTAAGGAAGCTGGCGATTGAGTGTGAGTTTGAAACTAGCGCCAAGCTCGTGTTCTCAGTGCAATCGGCAAACGCCAGGGGCGCGGAACGGGCAGCGCATATCCTCCTGAAGCCTCATCACGTTATGGGCGAGTGGTTTGAGGTATCGGTGCAGCAGGCAATCGACGCCGTGACCTGCGCGGTCGCTAACCCCGTGGACTTACGGCCAATAGCCAACTCTCGCTCAGTGGAGCGCATTCGACCGCGGCCAGTAGACTATTTTGACCGTCAGCCGGTCACGAAAGTCAAAGCAGTGGGCGCGCGCCAGCATCCTGACCTAATTCTGGAATAACCCGAATAAGTATAAACTACGGTGAGCCTGTATGGCTATTCGCAGGCCCGGACGTAAGCCGCCAATTGTCAGGTCGTGGAATGAGCCCTCGGCGCTGCCTCCAGCGGCAGTCAATTCGGGCGGTTCGGGCGGCTCACCTGGGCCAACCGGGCCAACCGGGCCAACTGGTCCAACCGGACCAGCGGGGCCTACGGGTCCGGCTGGAGCGGCGGGCTCCAACGGCACAAATGGCACCAACGGAACCAACGGAACCAACGGCGCTGATGGAGCGACCGGAGCGACCGGAGCGCCGGGAGCCACTGGGGCAACCGGCCCGGCAGGTGCGGCCTGGACGGTTTACTCAGCAACCCTGAACCCGGCGAACACCTACTTCGTGGAAAGCACGGTATCGCATCCCGGCATGTCATCGGCAGCACTGCTGCGCGCTTGGCTCAAGGCGGGCGATGACTTTGACGAGAACAATGGCGAGGCCATGCCTGAGACGACGGTGGCAGCGCGAGGAACGACCGGGTCCGTCACGCTGACGCTGATGTCCACCATCCCGATGAACGGCCCGGTCAAGATCGCATACGAGGTTCTGGCTTGAAGCTTTCAACCGATCTTGGCACAGCCCGCGTCCTTCACCCGCGCGAGAACCTGTACGTCACGGGCAACCTCGGCTCGGTCAACGCGGAAGTCATCATCGCCAGCGACGGCTGCGCTTCCGTCATGGTGGACCTGCGCGGCACGTTCTCCGGAACGTTCGAAGTCGCCGGCACGGTAGACGGGACCAACTGGACCGCAATCCCGGTTCGCGGCGTCAACATCGCAGCGATCGGCTATGTCGCGGCCATCACAGGAACGGCGGCAGGCGTCTGGATTGGCGGTTGCCTCGGCTATCGTCAGGTCCGCATTCGCTGCACGGCCTACACGTCAGGCTCGGCTACAACCTTCCTGTCGGTTTCAAACGCGCCCGACGACGCGCCGCAGACCACGACCACGACCACGATCGTCACAGCCGTAGGTGCAGCCGCAGCAGCCGTCACGCTCACCCTCGCAGCTCCCGGCGCCGGCCTGCGCCAGTACCTGACCTATCTCTCGATCAACCGCTTCGCCACAGCGCTCCTGACCGCAGCAGCCGCTCCCGTCACGGTGACGACCACGAACCTTCCCGGCTCGCTGGCCTTCAGCTTCCCGGCAGACGCCGCAGCGCAAGGCTCCCTGTTCCCCTGGCGCGAGGATCTGGCCTTCCCACTAGCCGCATCAGCCCAGAACACAGCGGTCACAGTCGTGGCCCCCGTAACGACGGCAGTCATCTGGCGCGTCACGGCTGGCTATTTCATCGCGCCGTAACGGAAAGCCAATGTCTGACAACGAAGCGCCCAAGCGCAAACGCGGAGCGCCAAAGGGAAACCAGAACGCGATCGGCAACCAAGGTGGACGTGACCGCGCCTACGCCGACCCAGAGCTATTCGCTCAGAAGGTGGAAGAGTACCTGGCGACCGCGCCGACGCCCTCGATCATCGGCATCAGCCTGTATCTGGGCTTCTGCGACCGCGATACATTCGCGTCTTATGCAACGGCAGGCATTGAGTTCGCCCGCACAATACAAAAAGCACGCATGAGAATTGAGCAGGATCGCATCGAAAGGCTCAACGACAAGAGCCGATTCACGCCCGGCACGATCTTCGATCTCAAGAACAATTACGGCTGGGTGGACAAGCAGGAAGTCTCCATGACGGTAACGCATGAAGACCGCCTGGACAGAGTGCGGGAGCGCTTGAATGGCATACGGCCAAGCCAGCAACTCACTCACTGACGACGAGTACGAAGCCATCCTTCTGGACGATGAGCTTTACTTCGAAGCCTGCCTTCAGATCCGAACGAAGGAGCGCGGCCTTCAGGCGTTCAGGCTCAACAACGTCCAGCGCATTGTCCACGAGAAGTGCGAAGAGCAGCTAGCCCGGACGGGCAAGGTCAGGCTGATCATCCCCAAGGCCCGACAGATGGGCATCTCAACTTACGTCGGCGCCCGCTTCTACAAGAAGACCAGCACGACCAGGGGTGTCCGGACCCAGATCATCACCCACGAGGACGACGCAACGCAGAACCTGTTCGGGATGGCAAAGCGCTATCACGAGAACTGCCTGCCGGACTTCAAGCCCCAGACCTCAGCCTCGAACGCCAACGAACTGGCATTTGGCAGGCTGGATAGCGGGTACAAGATCGCCACTGCCGGCGCACGATCGGCGGGCAGGTCATCAACGATCCAGTGCCTTCACGCTTCGGAGTACGATTTCTGGCCTGACGCAACGGCTGACGAAGTGTGGACCGGCCTGTCGGAAGCCATTCCGAACATGGACAGCACGGAAGTCATCATCGAAAGTACGGCCAAGATACCTGGCGGTCGCTTTCACCGGGCCATCAAGGCAGCAATCGCGGGCGAGTCCTCATACGAGGTGCTGTTCCTGCCGTGGTTCTGGCATGAGGAATATGTTGCAGGTGTTGGCTGTGAGCCGATGCCTGAAGGCTGGGAGCCACCCAAGGCGTTCGTGGACTACGGCCTGCTCCATGACCTGAGCCCTGAGCGGCTCTACTGGGCATGGCTCAAGAACCGCGACCAGGCGATGAACTACGCCACGTCACCGGATGAGTTCACGCCGGACTTCAAGCGTGAGTATCCGGCGACGATCGACGAAGCCTTCGAGGTTGCGGGCGACGATTTCATCCGCGTCTTCCCGCGGGCGTGGGTCAAGGCTGCTCAGGTCCGCTGGCTGGCTAACCGGGACAGGCCGCTCCAACCCATGTCAGGCCTCGGCATCGATCCGGCGCAGGGCGGGGGCGACAAGACGGCATGGGCGCCGCTTCATGGCGTCAGGTTCCCGAAGGTCAGTTCTGTTCCAGGCGCTGCGACACCAGACGGCCCGGCCATCGCGGCGATTGCTGTCACCAACCTGCGGGACGGCGCAACACTGGCGATCGATGTCACTGGCGGTCACGGTGGTGACGCCTACACGCACTGCAAGAAGCACCTCGACCTGCCTACTCTGGGCGTCAACAGCTCGCACGGCTCTGAGGCGCGATCGAAGGACGGCAAGAACAAGCTGGTCCTGATGAGGGATGAGCTTCACTGGATGTTCCGCGAGGCGCTCAACCCCGAGACGGGCGACAGTGTCGAGCTACCGCCTGACGCAGAGCTTGAAGAGGAGATGCTGGCCTGCACCTTTGAGGTGAAGCCAGCCGGTATCAAGATTTGTCCCAAGGACGATATCCGGGCGTCACTGAAGCGATCGCCCGACAAGCTGGATGCTGTGCTGCTGGCCTGGAAGGCTGGCGACAGGTCGGCTCGAGCCCTCGCTGCTGCTGATCGCATCCGAAACAGGTCGGGCGGTCATCGCGTCGTCACCCATCAGTCCAAAATCGCCGGGAGGCGTACCCGATGAGCATGTTCAAGAAGAAGAAGGCGACGGCTGCTCCCGCAACTGCGGAGCCCACGCTCACGCCAGTCGCAGCCCCTGCTGTTCCGACGCCTGACGATGCTGCAATCCGTCAGAGCGTCCGGATGGAAGAGATCAAGACCCGCCGCGCGCAGGCCAAGAGCAAGACCCTCCTGAGCGGATCGACGAAGAAGCCAGGCACCACGTCGCAGACCCTGCTCGGGAAGATGTGATCGATGGCGTATGATGCGGCGCCCATGAAGGATCGATCCGGCCTGCACAAGCGGGCGGCGTCCTGCCTGAAGCGTTCGGGCGAATTGTTTGCGCGCCAGCAGTATTTCCTCAATTACTGGCAGACGCTGGCTGAAATCTTCGACCCGATCCAGGCAGACTTCAACACGACCATCACGGATGGGACGGACGTATTCGACGGGCTGTTCACCTCGCAGCCCCAGATCCTCCGGCGCAAGCTGAAGGACCGCATCGGGACCATGACCCGGCCCAAAGGGCAGCAGTGGTTCAAGCTTTCCGTCATGCCCGAAGAAATGATGGAGCAGGATAACGTCAAGTACTGGTCCGACGACACCACGAAGAAGCAGCGCAATGCGATCTATGCAGCGCCTGCGAACTTCTCCCGCGCTATGGCCCATGCTGATGGCGATTGGGCGACCTATGGGAACGCAGTCACCAAGTTTGGCTATCGGGTCGAGCGTGGCATCAATGTCGGGGTGATCTTCCAGGCTTGCCGGCTGCGCGATTGTGCATGGGCCGAGGACCAGCATGGCCGGGTCAACGAGCTGCACGAGAAGATGACGGTAACGCTGGAGCAGGCTGTCGCCCTGTTCGGCAAGGACAACCTTCCGAAGGAGTGGAAGGACAAGCTGGACGACCGCAACGCCACGAACGGCCAGATGAAGGTCGAGGTCCGGCGCTGTGTGATGCCGATCGATGTCTACGAGTACGGCGAGGGCGAGAAGCCGCGCAAGACAGCGAAGTACGCCTCGATCTACATTGCAATGGGCGTAGACGCCAAGGAGTGCGGGATCACCGAAGGCTATTTCGACGTGTTCCCGTACTCGGTGCGGCGCTGGGAGCTTGTGCCGGGCCAGCCCTATGCCTGGAGCCCTGCTGCATCGGTTGCTCTGGCGGATGGCCGGACGCTGAACATTGCCGAGGCATCGCTCCTCAAGGGCATCGAGATGAAGGTCGCGCCTCCGCGCGTGGCCCCTGACGATGGTATCATGGGCGAGATCAGGCTCGACTCGGACGGCGTCACCTATATCGACACGGAATACCTGAAGGACGGCAAGAACCCGATCCAGACGCTCGAGGTAGGCGAGCCGCGGTACGCGGTGGAGTATATCGACCGCAAGAACCAGGAAGCGGCGATTGCCTTCTTCATGGACCTGCTTGTCGTCCCCGAGCGTGAGATGACGCTGGGCGAGTTCACGCAGCGGTTCAAGATTGCGCTTCGGGATGCGGCGCCCGTGTTCGAGCCCATCGAAAGCGAATACTCGCTGATGATGGAAGGCGTGTTCGACCTGATGTTGAACGCAAAGGGTCCGGCAGAGCCCTGGGGCGTGTTCACGCCGGCGCCGCAGGAGATACAGGGCGCTGAGTTCCGGTATGAGTTCCAGACTGCGCTGACCGAGGCGTTCAACGACCTTCGCCGCATCGAGGGCAAGGACGCGATCGAGCAGTACATGCTTCTGAGGCAGATGCAGGATCCGGCTGCGGACAACATCAACGTGGATCAGATCATCCGAGACGGCCAGGCCAACCTGCCGCCCAAATGGACGCGCCCTGAGAAGGATGTCGCGATCATGCGCGAGGAGCGCGCGAAGGCCACGCAGGAAGCCGAAGAGGCTGAGACTGCGGCGATGGTGGCGCAGACAGCGGCCAAGGCCAATCCGGAGAATATCAAGATGGCGCAACAAGCGTATGAGGGAGCTGCCTGATGCCTGCGACAGACAATAGTGGCGATGGCACGATGGATCACCCGGCGCGCAACGCCGAGGTGGTGACGCCGAGCGACTCGACGACGCTCAACGCTGTGAGCCGCGCGCTTTACGTGGGCGTCGGCGGCGATGTGTCAGTGCAGATGACCGGAACGGGTACGGCTATCGTATTCAAGAACGTCCCTACCGGCACAACCCTTCCCATCCGTATTAACCGGGTCAACTCAACGGCGACGACGGCCACCAACATGGTCGCGCTGTATTAGCATGATTGGGCTTGGTGCGGGCATCGCGAAGGTTTCTGTGTTGGGCCAGCGGAGATTTCTTAGTTCCGCCATCTCTCAACTCGGCGGCATCCAGCCGCTGCATTATTGGGACTTCACCACCAACCGCGCGCTGTTCAACGGCGCGGACGTTGGCCCCGTCACCAGCACGCCTGGATGGAGCTTCACGCGCGCCACGGTCGGGTCGGCGGAAGACCTTGCAGGCAACATCGTGCAGTTTGCCTCCGGAGAGCTACGCCGCACTGACAAGGGCGTGCTGATCGAAGAGACTAGAATAAACCTGTTTCTCAACAGCGCGGTCGGCGTCACTCAAAGCATTACCGTCGCGGCTGTCGCTTATACACTCAGCTTCCGGGGAACCGGCACACTGACCCTGACGGGGACATCAACGGCAGGCCCGCTCGTCGGGACGGGCGTAAACAACCGCGTCACCCTCACATTCACGCCGACTGCTGGCACACTGACCCTGACAGTCTCTGGCTCAATCACGAACGTGCAGCTTGAAGCGGGATCGTCTGCGTCAAGCTGGATACCCACGACAGGCGCAAGCGTTCAACGTGACGCTGAGAGCGCGTCTATAACGTCGCCGGGCGTAGCTTACCCCCTGTCGGTATACGTGCGGTTCAACCGCACGATCGAGACTTACGCGACCAACACAGCGGCGATCAACCTGGACAACGGCACCGCGACCGAGCGATACACGCTGCTCATCAACAACACGACCAACCTTGTGCAGCCAATAGTCACCGCTGGCGGCGTGAACCAGTTGGCCGTGAACACGTCTCCCGCCCTGACAGCAAACACCACGACAAAGTTCGCCGTTCGCGCGTCAACCGCCAGCGCCAACTATGCGCGCGATGGCGTAGCGGGAACCGCAACCGGCGCAATAACGGTCCCCGCAACGCCTAACCGATTGATATTCGGTGCGAACCCAAGCTTCGCATTGCAGCTCAACGGCTACATACAGGCCGTCGCCATGTTCAACACCGCCCTAAGCGACGCCGCGCTGCAAGCGGTCACAACCTGATGAGCCTCACCCGTCTGAACGGCGCACAGATCGAACTGCCCAAGCCCGTATCGTCGGCCTTTGCCGCCCTTGCGCGTGGCGAGGCGAGCGATGCGCAGCAGAAGCTGGCCCTGAAGACGATCTTCCGGCTTGCCGGGATGGACGACATTGCCGAGGACGACGCGAGCGAGCGCCAGGTCGGCAAGATGGACGGAGCGCGCTGGCTGGGCCGCACCGTTGGAATGCTGACGGGGTATGGCGTACCCCACCAATTCGGAGAGAAACCGACAGATGAGTGAAGCTGCTGTAATTGACGCCCCGGTTGTCGATAAGCCTGCTGTTGCCGCCCCCGCTGCTGCCGCGGCGCCCGCCAAGGCTGCGGAACCCGCTGCACCGAAGGCAGAGGCTACCCCTGCGGCTGAACCGACGAGCGACTTCGACTGGCGCAAGGCGATTGCCGGCGATGATGACAAGGCGCTGAAGGGCCTGGAGCGCTTCCCCGACCTGAAGACGCTGCACAAGGCGTTCGAGGACAACCAGAAGGCGCTGCGTGACAGTGGCCGGATCAAGCTGCCGGGCAAGGATGCGAGCGACGACGACCGCAAGGCATTCGCCAAGGTGCTGGGCGTGCCTGAGAAGGCGGATGGTTACAAGATCGACCTCAAGGAAATCCTCCCCGCCGGCATGACGCTCGACGACAGCGACAAGGCCAACCTCAAGACGATCACTGAGCTGTTCCACGCGGAAGGCGGCATGGCTGCGTCCCCTGAGACGGTGAAGTCTGTCCACAAGGCGTATGTCGCGCTGAAAGAGGCTGAAGTTGCCAACCAGTTGGCGACTGAGGAGATGACGCGCGTCGCGACCGAGAAGGAACTGAAGCAGTCGTGGGGAACCGAGTACAAGCTGAACATGGACTTCGCGAACGCTGCTGTGGGCGCGCTGTTCGGCTCAGACCAGGTCGAGGACATTCTCAACTGGCGCGGTGAGGACGGCGCGCTGCTGGGCGACAACAAGGCATTCATGCGGGCGATGGCGACGGCGGGACGTGCGCTGGCTGTCGATCCCGTGTTCTCGGCCACGATGACAATGGCGGGCGATCCCAAGTCGGTGGACGACCGCATCAAGGAAATACAGGCGTACCGTCATGGTTCGTCTGAGCAGAAGCGTGAGTACGACAAGCTGTCCTCTGCGGGCGGCGAACTCGAGCAGCTCTACGCCAAGCGCCAGGCTCTCCGGTCCAACCAGAGATAGAACGCGGCAGGAGCCTTTCCGGCGATCGGCTTGCTGCGACGTTCCACGGCTTACCCGGCTACGGCTGGCCCCGTGCTTCATCAAGGAAACGACATGGCCCCGCATCCTGCGGCCTACCCATGACGTTGTCCGGCATCGCCCACCATGAAAACAGAAACATGATGGGAAAGACCTATGGTCAACCAAATCACTGCTCAGTTCCGGACGATGTTCCAGGACGAGTTTGCCTATGACTTCGAACGTACAATGGCGAAGATGCGTGTCGCCGTTCACTCCAAGGGTGTCGTCAACGGCGAGACTGTGAAGTTCGACGTTGTCGATCCGAGCGACGAAGCGATTGAAAAGACCCGCGATGGCCGCGTTCCGAAGTCGGATCTCGGACTGTCTCAGGTCACGGCGACCCTGCGCAAGCCGCAGAAGAAGTACCAGATCGACAACTTCGACCTGTTCCGCGCCAACCAGAATACCCGGTCTGCGATGAACATGCGCGGTCGCTCGTCCATCAACAAGGCGATCGACAAGCTGATCCTGACCACGCTCGATGCCACCTCGGTCGTCCACCCGGACGGCACGGTCACGGCCTCGACCCTTGCGGTGATCCAGCGCGCAACGCTGGTCCTGTGGAACAAGGACGTGCCGGATGACGGCAACGTCTACGGCGTCGTCACCCCGGCCTTCTGGGCTCAGATGCTCCGCATCAACGAGTTCAAGAGCCGCGACTTCACCGAGGTCAAGCCTGTCGATGACAACTCGATCGGCTTCAAGGTCCGCAACTGGATGGGCGTCAACTGGTTCACCCACACGGGCCTCACCGGCAACGGCACTGCCACGTCGAACAACTTCATCTTCCACAAGAACTCCATCGGCCACATGCTTTCGGGCGAGCCGCAGGCGATCCTGTTCGAGAACGATGAAGACGATTACGCCGGCGTCCGTTTCGAAGCGATGCACGCGTGCGCGGTCACTCTTCCGCGTGGCGTGATCAAAATCGTCCACAACGACACCGCCGCTCTCGCTTAAGCCCAGGTTCAGGAGAACACTCACATGGCTTATATTTCCAAAGACCTGACCTGCATCCTTCGCGCTGGCGGCACGGTCGGCTTCAATATGTGGCTCTACGACACCGTGGACGCCATCGCGACGGTCTATGCGATCGGCTACATCTCGGACGCCGCCCAACCGGCAGCGAACCCGCGTGGCATGGAGAAGGGCGACATCGTCGTCGTCCGTCGCTGGACCACGGCGATCCCGGCAACGCAGGCTGAAAAGCTGACGGCGGCTGCTACGGCGAACGTCCTCGTTGGCGTGACGCTGCACAACGTCCTCGGCATCTCGACCGCGGGCGCCGCCGACCTCACGGACGGCACGGCAGTGGTCGTGACGAACACCTAACCGAACGACAACTGATGCGCGGGGGCTTCGGCTCCCGCGTATTTCCTTCAACGGAGAGACAATGTCCCACGATCCCGTTCGCTGCCCGAGCAAGGCGCTCGTCATGGACCGCGACAATGCCCATCGCGGCTACTGGCTTGCGATGATTCCAGACGGCCACAACGCCGAGGACGTGCTGCGGCCTGAGTATTTCGGCTTCCACGCTGGCAGGATCCGCGTGGGCGATGTGATCGAGGTGCAGTCCGAGGATATGTCTTGGTGGGGCGAGCTTCTCGTCCGCGCCATTCCAGCCGGGCTCAACATGATCGTGACCCGCAAGCGCTTCCTCGACCATTTCGAAGTGGACGACCTGCCTGCCGGATACGAGATCAAGTATCTGGGCCACACGGGCAAGCACACAGTATTCTATCAGGGCAACGCCATTCAGGGCGATTTCTCGACGCGCGAAGAAGCTGCGATCAAGGTGTTCCAGCTCGCAGGCCACAAGCAACAGCGCGCCGCGGAAGCTGCCGCAGTCGATAGCGTCGCTGCTGTCACCGTGCGCCGCAAACCTGGCCGACAGCCTAAGCAGGCCGAAAGCCCCGCCGAGCAAGTGGCTGAATAGTCATGGCCTCGAAGGGCGGTGTCATCAACGCTGCGCTCAACCATCTGGGCGAGCCTGAAAGCCTGACGCCGACCACGTCAGAGGATACGTGGGTCGTTCGCATCCGCAATCGGTACGATGAGAAGTGCCGGCTGCTGTTCGAAAAGCACCCGTGGAACTTCTGCACCACGACCGTCCAGCTTACGGCGTCCGAACCGACGCCGGACGGCTGGGCGTATGGTTTCCTGAAGCCGAACAAATGCTGGCGGATTGTCCGTGTCGCCAACGATGCGGGGAATATGGACGCTCGCTATTCGAGCCTGTCTTACGAGGATCGGGGCGGGCGCATCCTGACCAACTCGGACACGACCTGGCTCAAGTACATTTCGGGCGACTGGCTGACACAGGAAGGCTCATGGCCGCAGGTGTTTGCTGACGCCCTGTCGGCGGAACTGGCATCTGCCGTGGCCCCGGTCACGAATGGCGACGAGACGCGGCTGGATCGCATCAAGGGCGAGACGATCCGGACGATGCGGGCGGCGAAGAACTGGGACGCACAGCAGAACCCGCGCCTGCCTGATCCTCCCTCGCGCTGGCAGGTAGGCCGGTTCGATACGCGCTACAGCAATGGGCGCCGCGAGAATGGCTAGTTCCAAGATCCCGGTCGTCTCGTTCACGGGCGGCGAGGTCGATAGCAAGACGCTCACGCAGGTCAATCTCGATGTCGCGCCGCAGACGGCTGAGACGATGGAGAACCTGTACCTGTTCACGGATGGCGGCATGTCGCTGCGTCCGGGGACAAAGTATATCGGGATGGCGCTGGGCCAGGTGATCCTGCGTCCGTGGTCGTTCAGCCAGGATCTGTCGTTTGCGCTCGAGATCGGCGCGGGCGCGATGCGGTTCATTTATGACGACGGCTATGTGGCGCTGGAAGGCGCGCCGGCCACGATCGGGACATTCGCAGACGTGAGCGGGGCTCCGTCATCTGGCGGCGATCCTCCGCTTGGCGGCGGCGCGCTTGTTGTCGAAGTGACCGAAACCATTTGGCAGAATTTCGTCAAGGGTGGTGAAACATACTACGCGCTGGGCAATTACACGGCGACTGGCGGGAATGGCGACTATATCAGCCCTGCCGTGATCACCATAATTTCCGGCACAGTCGATGACCAATCGGCCAGCGACGGATTTCTTGCCTTCGTCAACTCTACCGATGACCCTGTCACTTACACGATCACCGTGACGGACACCAACGGGGCGTCCGGAACAAGCGCCATCAAGTTGATCTCATGAGCTTCATTGATCGGGTGGTGGCCCATCACCAATCGCGCAACCGGCCAGACACCTGCGGCGTCATGGTCTGGTTGCAGGCGCAGGAGTCGCGGCTCACCGGCCTGTCTGGCGGGGCGCTGGAAGCAGAGGAAGACGCAATCCGCGGCGAGCTGTGCGCGCATGAGGGGTGGAGCCCGAACTGGTCTGCCGAAGGCGTCCTGGTCGCATGGGCCTATGCCGAGCCGCGCCGCAGTGTGGTGCAGGCGATCTACGCCAATGACATTGCACAGGCAGAACCCGTTGAGGCAGGGAAGATCGCGCGCGTGATGTTGCAGATGAGCGGCAAGAAGCTGACTGCCGCGGCGCGGGCGATCCTTGAGGCGGTAGTCTGATGGCGTCAACCTTCACGCCAGATGGATCGAATGGCGGAACTTTCGACTGCGAGGCGGGAACCTACGCGGTCGGGCGGGTCACGCTCACCACGACGGCGCCTGATGATGAGGTATCGCTGAAGTTTCTGACCACGCGTCGGCCTCTGGTGTTTCGGGTCGGCGCTGCATCGGGCGATCAGGACATCTACGAGGACACCGAGTTCCGGCCCGGCGTCCATGTCGTCAGCTTCACGCCTGGCGTCTCGCCCTATTACATCGAGTTCCAGCTTCAGGAGGTCGGGGAGGCGGGGCTTTACAACTTCACGACGTCGGCTGCGACCGAGCTGAGCATCGCTTCGCCGTGGACGGAGGCGGACCTTCCGGGCCTGCGGTCGGAGCAAAGCCTGGACGTCCAATGGTGGGCGCACGGCGATTACCAGCCGCGGGTGCTGGAGCGCCGATCGAATACCTCGTGGAGCCTTCGCCGCTTTGCGCCGGCAGATGGGCCATTCGAGGCGGATGACCTGAGCGGCATCACCATGACGCCGAGCGCGCGGACGGGAACGGCGACGATTACGGCATCACGCCCTGCATTCAAGACCACGGACGCCAACTCGCTGATCATGCTGCGCCAGTCTGGGCAATTCGAAAGCCTGACGGCTGGCGCGCTGGATGACCAGACGGACGAGATTACGGTATCAGGGTCGGGCGCGAGCCGGACCTTCTATTACTCGGTCACGGGTACATTCACGGCGACGGTCGTGCTTGAGCGCAGCGTCGGCAATACGGCCTCTTGGGTCACGGTTGCGACCCATACGAGCGCCGTTTCGAACCAGGTGATTGCTGACGGACTAGACGGGCAGATCGTCTATTACCGGCTTCGGGTATCGGCCTATACCAGCGGTGCGCCTGCGCTGGAGGTGATCTATTCGGGCGGCGTCACCGAGGGCATTGCGCGGATCTTCTCGGTAACTGCGGACAACGCGGCTACGGTTGACGTGCTGGAGCCGTTTGCAGCCCTGACGGCGACATCCGAATGGGCGCGCGGGTCATGGTCGGATCGTTACGGCTGGCCGGATGCGGTCGCTCTCCATCAGGGGCGGCTTGCCTTCATCCGGGACGGTCGGCGCTGGCAGTCCTCGCCCGAGCTATACGAAAGCTTCCCGTTCGGGCCTGACGATGACGATGTGATCGACGGGTCGATTCCAGGTCCGCTCAATGAAGCCCGCTGGCTCAAGTCCCTGTCTGGCCTGATCGTTGGTACGGGCGGCGGGGTTGGCGATATCTCGACCGGCTCGTTCGATGAGGTGATGACGCCGGGCAATACCCGTGCGCGGATGCGGCGCCAGCGGGGCGCTGCCAATGCTGATGCGGTCATTGTGGACGATGCGCCTGTGTATATCCATCGGGCAGGGCGCAAGCTCTACCTGGTGGACGCGGGCGAACAGCAATTCGAGCTTCTGAACCTGTGCCGGCTGCATTCGCGGATCGCGGGCGGTGTGGCTGGGCAGTTTGTCGAACTGGCCTACCAGAGCGAGCCTGAGCCCCGCCTCTACGCTGTTCGGGACGATGGGCAGCTCGTGGTGATGCTGATCAACCTGGACGAGCGGATCGGCGCGTTCTGCCGGACGGTTCCATGCGGGACGGCTGCGGAGATCGAAAGCGTCTGCGTCGTGCCGGGTACGCCAGAGGATCACGTTTACCTCTCGACCAAGCGAACGGTGCAGGGCGAGACACGGCGCTATGTGGAGAAGCTCGCGGCTGAGCAGTGGGCCGATGCGGAAGACGCATGGCGGCTGGATTGTGCGGAAAGCTATGATGGCGCTGCGACAAGCACGCTGGCGGGCCTCGATCACCTGATTGGCGAGAGCGTCTATGTCTGGGGCAATGGGCGGGTGTCTGGCCCGCTGACCGTTGACGCGGATGGCGAGGTCACGTTGACCTACCAGGTGACGAAGGCGATCGTCGGCTATCGCTATCAGGGCAAGTACAAAGGCCCGCGCCAGTTGCCGCTGATCGACTACAAGAAGCCTGATAAGCTTGGCTTTATCGTGCATGAGACGATGTCGGGCGGCATTGGCTGGGGCCGTTCGTTCAGCTCCGAGATCAACCCGGCGACGGGCAGGCGGGTCGGCTGGAACTACATTGCCGACCAGACCTCGGGCGGCTCCTACGACACCGCGTTGACCATCCTCTCGGAAGACCGCGAGTACCCCATCGATGGTAGCTGGGAGCGGGACGCCAGGATTTGCCTTGAGTTCACCGGCGTCGGCCCGCAGACGATCCTTTGCCTTGTGCCGCGGCTGAACGTGAACCGATGAGGTTCGAGGAAATCTCGACGGATCATCTCCGGGAATGGGGTGGCATCGAGGGCTATCCCCCGGATGAGCGGATAACGGGCTTTGCGGCACGTCTGGATGGGGGCGAGCTTGTCGCCCTTGCGATGGCCTACCTGGATGAGAACGCTGTCTGGCGGGCCGCATTTGCGCGCCGGCCAGGATGCACGGCTGGGGTTCATCAAGAGGTGAAGCGTTCGCTCGAGCAGGTGTTCGCGGCGGGCGTCGAGCAGATCATAGCGGACGCCGATCCCACGGTCAGTCGATCGGCTGAATACCTGCGCTGGCTGGGGTTTGTGCCTCTCAATGACGATAGCGATGAGTGGGTTCTGAAGCCATGAGTTTTGTCTTCGACATTGTCGGCTCGCAGAAAGACGCGAAGGCCCAGAAGGTTCAGGGCCGGATGGAGAAAGAGGCGGCTTACGCTGAAGCTGCCCAGATGGACCAGAGCGCCAAGGATACGATGGCGGCTGCGACCTACAACACCCAACGCATCCGCCAGAAGGCAGACGAGATCATCGCTTCTCAGAAAACCATGCAGGCGGCGAGCGGCAGCATGAGCGATGGCAGCGCGCGGGCGATCCGCGAGAAGTCGATCAGGGAAGCAACAATGGACCAGCTTCTCGTGATGGCGGAAGCCGAGACGACGGCGGGCAAGGACCGCTATCAGGCAGAGGTCACGCGCAAGACGGGCCGCAACGCCGAGGCGCTGAGCAAGCGTAGGGCGTCCAGCACGCTGCTTGGTGGGTGGGCA